ACGATTCGCAGATTGATAAGTGGCCCACACTGCTTGCTTGTTTTTAGCCAAGAATTGAACGCCACTTTGTGTATCAACTGCGCTCATGGATGCAATGTATGGGCCATTGTAGTTGACCGTAGTGCCACCGCCACCGCCTAAGCTTAATTGGTTGTTGGGGATGATAGTACCAGCAGATTTGGGCACGAATAACTCTGGGCCACGTTCACCGACCATTGATGGGACATTTAATGGTGGATCACCGCCATCAGCAAATTCAGCCATTTGAAACATTGATTGCGTCATTCCACCGCCACTACCACTTCCACCAATACCAGCCAAACCACCAAGACCCATTGCTTTAAATGCCATATTTAATAATGACATTGCTTGAGCCTTCATCTGAATTGCAATAAGGTCTTGAATGACACTTTGAGCAAAACCTTTAAAGTTCATTTTTCCAGTTTTTACAAAGTCATCAATGGCACTGCTCATATTTCCAAATACTGAATTAGTTATTTCGCTAATCTTTGAAAACTTATCTGAAGCAGTAAGTAAAACAGAATCCATTTTTTCTTTATCATTAATTCTTTGATAAGCCAAATTTTTATCAGCATCAGATAAAAGAATGTTTTCTTTTACAGCTTGTATTTCTTTCAACGTATCAAGATGGCGTAAAGCAATTTTTAACTCAAGATCAGTAGCACCAATTAATTGCGTTTGAATTGCCAATTTATTCATTTCAAAAGAATTATTATCAGCTTTTGATTTGTAATCAGCATAGGAAGCAATTCTCCAATCATTAACTATTTTGTCTTGTTCTATTTGATATTTTGTTTGTTCATCAGAAGTTTTTTGAAACTCATCTTCTTCTTTAAGTCTGTTTTGAGTTTTTATATCAGCTAATTTATTTAATCGTTCTTTTTCAATAAGAGTTAATTTTTGATTCAGAATTGTTGTATTCTGACTAGTCATTGAATTTTGCTGAGAAAATTCTTTTTGTTTAAAATCAGCACGGGCTTCAGCAGTTTGCTTTTCAGCATCCATGTTAATTTTCATTTGCTCACTGGCTTCTTGCATAGCTGATGCTTGCTTAATTTCAAGCACTTGTTTCGCAATCAATGCAGCATTTTTTATTTCTGTGTCAGTACCACCACCAGCCGCAAAAGCTTTGATCTTTTTAGTTTCAGCTTCTTTCTCTTTTTGATTTGCAGCTTCAGCATCTGCTTTGTCTTGCCACTCTTTTAATTGAGTACGCATTTCTGCCAATTTATTTTCTCTAAGTACAGGATTCAACATTGATCCTGTACCAATAGTTTTATGTGCAGTTAAATCCAATATTTCTTTATTGAGTCTTTTAATTGCATTGTCTGAAGTTTCTGGACGACCAATATCAAGCAATGAATTTTTAATATCACTGAAAATATTACCCATTGATTTCCATAGCTTTTCAACAGTTCCAAGCTTTTGTGTTTGGCGCTCAAGACTATCATTTAAAGCATCTGATGTAAGAGTAATTCCTTTTTGCAAATCATTGGTCTTTTCATACATCTCAATTTGTTTATATTGAGCCAATGTAAGAAAGTGATATTGATCATTAAGTTTTCTTGCTGAACTTGCAGAACCATCAAGAGATGGAATTAATTTCTGAGCCGCCTCAGTTCCTGTCATTCCAGTTAATTTAGAAAACAATCCAATTGTTCGACCAACAGATTCAAAAGTATCGCTTGTAAATTGACCAGATGATGCCATTGCAAGAAAAGCATCTTTACTATCAGTCATGCTGATATTAAGATCATTCTTTAATGCTTTTGATAAATCAAGAATATCTGTATATGATTTATTGGCGTAATTTCCAGTGAGCAATAAGTTATTTTGGAATTCTTTGGCTTCCTGCGATCCAGCATAAAAACCATAACCAACCGCACCAACACCAACAGCAAGTACAGAAAGTCCAACAGCCATAGGTGTAATAAGCCCACCAAGCATTCTAAACATATTGCCTAAACCGCCCATAGTGTCTTTTAATTGACCACCCTGCTGAATAGCGGCAATCATTACACCTTGACCAGAAGCAATTTGAGTAAAAAAGTCAGTAGTTTGATACATCAAACTCTGCTTTTGGAATGCGTTCATTCCTCCAGCCGCACCTTTGGTGGCTTTTGCTACATCATCATATGCTTTTGCTTGACTAAGCAAAACATCTTTTAAACCTTTGTCAGCGCCAGACAATCGACCAGTAGAAATTGCACGCTCAGTTAATTCAACTTGAGTAAGTGTTTTCCCATAATCATCAGTTGCTTGTTTAAGCCTAACAACTTCAGCAGCAGCAGCCTCATTATCTCTTTTAAGCGCCATACCAAGGCGGCGATTAATAGCAATGGCTTTATCAATAGATGCTGTAAATTCTGCTGTATCCAGCCCAAGAACTACGCCTAATCGTGCAATATTTGTTGATGCCATTTATTTCTTTCGCTTTGCTGCTTTTGCCGCATATTCTGGAATGATTCTTCCAAGTTCTGATTTTAATATGGTAAGCACATTATCCATATTTGAATCTAATGCTGGTCGTAAAAATGGCTGTGCTGCCATTTTTGATGTGCCAAATTCATTAGCTAATGACACAGCACTTTTCTTGACTGAGACAACCGCAATTGCCGCATCTGTTTCATTTACATAAGCAGATTGTTTATCACGGGAATTGGGGATGCGAGATTCAATTTTGGTCGTATCCCGCATATGGATAGGGCCAGCCGATTTCTCGTTATATGGGGCGGTGGTAGCAACTCTGTCATAAACAGGCTGCATCGCCGTTTTAACTGCCTTGACAAGTGTTTGTCGGGCAGTGGTATCAGCAAGAAACAAAGTCTGGATTTGAAATAACTGATCCTCAAACTCAGAGAAGCCTTCAAGTTTCACGCTTCTATTGTTTGGGATGTATGTCATATTATCCGTTGAAAAATTGTTCTGAACCGGGCTTCATGGACATGAAACTTAATAACTGGCTTCTTACTTGATCTGCTAATTCTTCATCAGTCGGTGGATTAATAATGTAATCATGAACAGATGGGAGAATGTCTTTTATATTGTATGGAGTAGCTGAACTCTTTAATTTTGAATTAAGGTTTCCAGTGGTCAAAGCACTTAATGCCAATAGTACCGCTTTATTTCCAATAAAACCATCATTAATAAGAAGTTCAATACTTCTCATGTCATCAGTATTAATTTCATCAGGACACCCACCATGAGCAAGCACATACGCCCGTGCTTGCTGACGAGTGTCCCTAATTAGTTTTTTCTTGCGTCTTTATAACCGGGCTGGATACATTCTGTAATTTTAGTAATGAGTTCAATTTGAATTGGGAATGGGAATTCATCTTCAATATCGTCATAAGTAATATCACTCATGTCGCCTTGCTCTGGAACAAGCAAGCGAATATATTCGACAATGCGTTGCTCAACAGTGATTGCTGACTTGACCAATTCCTTGGATGAACGACCATCAATAACAATATCGTCATCAGTAATGACAACACCATCAAGCAATTTTTCAGTGCGAAATGGAGCAGTCATTTTTACAAATCGAGCATTTAATTGCTCATCTGAAATGGCGGCAATTCGCGCATTGATGTCGTCAATTTCTCGACTTAATGGAATACGAACTTTAAAAGTATGCCCACCAAGCTCAAAAGATTTGGTGCGAATTGATTGAGATGCTTGTTGATATTTCTCACCAAAAGCAGATGCAAATTTTGTCATGTTATTTATCTTTCCTGATAATCTTGTAATAAATCTCATTGTTGATTTGGACTACATAATCAACAACCTCTGAGGGAGTCATTTTATCTGCATGACGGGCAGCAATCTCATGTGCAAGCCTGATACCCGTCATTTTTTGTTCAGAAAACCCAAACCAGTCTTTTTTAAAACCAGATTGAGTTGTCAGGAAACTCAACAGATCATTATTGTTTTGTATTGTTGTATTCATTATTTAAGTGATTTAATTTTTGCTGGTGGTACAAATGGATTGTATTTAGCAAGCATTCGCAAAGCAACACCTTCTGCTGAATCTTCTTCAGTAGTCAATATTGCTTGTGCGATTTCAGCAGGATCAACAACCAAAGACCTAGCAATTAAATCTAAATCTTTGTATGTTGTAGTTAGCTCTTCAAGAGCCAATTCAAGCGTACTCATTATGTATTCGACCAACCGTACTGATTGCCACGAGGGTGAATAGAGAATGTGCATTTTGCTTCAGCACCGGGTTGGGCATCAATCTGGAATTGACTAACCCGACCATTGAAAGCATAAGCAATTGTGCTTACTCCATCAACCGCTGCAATTGCAAAAGTGCGATCAATCACACCGTTTTGCGAGTCACCACGAATCAACAAAAGAGCAGCATCAGAAGGATTCCATGCGGCTGTAATTGTCAAACTTGTTGGTGCAGATTGCGTAGGGATTTTGTCAGACTGACGCGATCCAGCAACTGCAAAAGATGCGCTTGCATCATCTTGCCCAAATGCTGGAACAGCTTCAACGGAAAGCTGAGTTCCTGCTGCGCCAGTACCATTTGCGGCAGTGCCGACAATAGTAGCAACTTGCGCTGTCCAAACAGACAAATTGGCTGTACTTAACGCTACAGGAGTTGCCCCCGTTTGCATCCACAGTGAGGCACTAAAGCCCGGTAGAATTTTTGCTGGTGCTGCCATTATTGATTCTCCTGATTAAGCGTTATTCGACCAACCGTACATATTTCCACGGGGATGGATTGAAAATGTACATTTGGCTTCAGCACCGGGTTGTGCATCGATCTGGAATTGGCTTACGCGACCATTAAAGGCGTAATAAATGATATTTGCGCCTTCAGTAGCAGCAATCACATAAGTGCGATCAATTACGCCGCTTTGTGAGTCGCCACGCACCAACAGCAAATTGGCATCAGATGGATTCCATGCGGCAGTAATCGTCAGGCTGGTAGGCGCAGACTGAGTTGGGATTTTGTCAGATTGACGTGATCCAGCAACTGTGAATGAGGCACTAGCATCATCTTGACCAAAGGCTGGGACAGCTTCAACAGGAACCAAATTGCCAGAAACAGCAATTGCAGCCACACTTGCCAATGTCGATAATTGGGAAAGAGTAAGCGCAGTTGGCGCAGCCAATGGTTGTTGATAAAGAGCAGCACTGAAGCCGGGTAAAATTTTATTAGGCAGAGCCATTATGAATCCTTAAAAAAGTTGATGAATCTTATATTATTTAAGTTGGCACATCCAGACGACAATCTAGAAAAATCTGAGCCAATTTTTGTTCATTGTCGTAACTGTTATAAAGCCATGTTACATCTGCCTTTGAAATATCAATGCCATATGTAGCACCACCAAATAATCCACTATATCCATGCAGTGATTGTAATATCTGATTGGAAATAGTAAAGCCATCTTCAATTACTTGCGTAAAGATGCTTATTTGAAATATTGGCGTATCAATTCCTTTTACGGATTGAACTGGCCCCGTATAGACTGGCTGATGCACATTACGCAGCATCCAAGTAATAAACTTTGGCTGTGTTGCAAAGTTTCTGTTGAATGCTGAATAAACAGGCACAGGCGTAACAATTGCAGACAAATGTGCCTGAATTGCTTTCGCATATGCTACCGGGTTCATTTGTGAGGTCATACAGCAGTCTCAGGATCAGAGCGATAGCACAAAAATAGAACAGACATACGATCATCTGCTTCGCGCACATTATCAATACGCCATGAGTTTCCACGCCATGTAATCGAATATATATCTTGACGATCAATAATCTTTTTCATATTAGGCGTGTAATTCAAAGTGAAATGAATTAAATCTTGATATAGACGATACTTTTCTAAAATGTTCAAGCTATTTGCAACTGAACTTACACGCGCACGGGTATCAAACCATTTAGTTTGTGTCGTTGATTGCTCACCAAACGCACTCAAACCAAATGTAAGATTATTAACCGTAATATTTTCAAACCGTGCAATTGCCATTTACATTACCAAGGGTTTGTAAGATCGGAGTAAGGTAGACACACCAAATGGAATATCACTCAATCTTTTTTCAACCGTATTGCTACGATTATTGTAAAGATGAGTGAGCAAAAGCAATCCAGCCTGTTTGATAACTGGATAGCTTGCCAATGGATTGGCTGTGGTTGAGTAATCAATAAAGATCGGCGCAGTCATGCTGGAATTAATGCCTGTTGGCAAAGTCGAAACAATGACTTTATTTCCTGATGGATCATAATAATATTGATCAACATCCACAGTCACCAATACAGGCGGTGTGGCATCAGTCCAATATTTAACCGAGATGATCGAGACGCCAGACAAAACAGGATTTATATTTTGGCTGACTTCTGGCAAATCAAAACTGATCGGGTTGGCGGCAATGCTTTCCATGCCATACCAAACACGATAAGTAATTGGGAAAATCGACATTCCCAAATAATCTTCAATGGCCTGACGTGTTGCCAATTCCAAACCCGATAAATATGCATCCTGACTTTCATCGTCAAACATATTCAACTGATTTGTAATCTCTGCCAGCGTCAGCCAAGCAGTAGTATTGTCCCGCAAGACCTGCTCAACTTTTGTATAGTTGAACGGGTTGCGAGTCGCTGCCCCGTAGGGCAAACCATATTGATTGGTATCAACAGCCATAATTAAATTCCAACCAGCACCACACCAGCAAATGGATCACGCACCGTGCTGACAAGACGTTTTTCTGCGTACAGAGTAATAAATCCGGGTGCAGTTTGCTCCATCGCCTGAATGGTCATTTCTTCTACATCGGCAATAGTCAAGAAACGAGGCCAGTTTGCCAACACCATTGATCGTGAGCCAACACCGGGAACGTCAAGATAAGCATTAGGAATGACGGGGAATCCCATCATCGAAACCAATTGACCGCCTTCAGCGCCGCCAGTTTCTTGAAACAATGGCAGGCCAGCCGTATTTTTTAATTTACGAATTGTAGAAATCAGGGATGGGTGAATATGCCAAGCCGTACCGGGCAAAGACCAATATTGTCCCGGCAAGGAGTTGACCATATCAACAACCATATTGAAATCTGGCACGGTGGCACTATGACTAATGGCGGCTAAAGTATGCAAACCATTAGTGATTGCTGTGCCACTTGTGCCATAGGCCGCTGTTGTGCTGATTGGATAACTTGAAATGCCGCGCAAACCATCAGTTCCACCTGTAGTGGTAGTCGTGGTTCCTGATTGGTCATTATTGCGTGCCATTGAAGCGGCTTCGATAGCCGAAAACTCTAGCATCAAATCTTCAACAATGGTTTCATTCAGATAATTAATGTCTGACATTGCAGCCGAGCGAATCGGCAATTGAGCAGTAATTACGCGAGTCGGCAATTGCCAAATGCTAGTATCTGTGCCGGGCGTTCCTGTGTTGGGGGTAAACGAATAACCCCAAGGATTGGCTTGTGTTGCGGCGTTGCCAGTCTTTGCAACAAATTGTGCGCTTGAGCCAGATTCTTTTACGACTCGTGCAGCTTGACGAAATGGGTTTGCATATCGCAACTCTGCAAATGCGTCATCAAAATATGTCTTACCGCCCTGACCATCGCCGCCACCTGTCAGCGCCGATGCTTCACGCAAATCAATTGTGATTTTTTCTCCGGTTTCCAGAGTTTGTTTGATGCCGCTGAGTAGTTTTTCGGTAATGGTCTTCATTTAT